GCGGCCAGAGTTAATGATCTCCGGGAAGCAGGTCACAACATAGAAACAAAAATGATCAGACTCAGAAGTGGTAAAAAAGTTGCTGAGTATTCTATTCCAAAAATTGAAAAACAAGGAGAACTAAAATTATGAACGCAGTTTCATACCCAATCACAGACAAGCAATCATGGTTAGAAAATCGTTTGCTTGATGTTACATCAACAGAAGTATCATCACTATTTGACTTGTCACCATACAAATCAGAATACGAGCTTTATCACGAGAAGAAGGATAAAGTCGTTATTAATATTCCAGACAACGAAAGGATGATGTGGGGCCGCCAACTTGAGGATTCTATAGCACATGGCTGTGCTGAGAAAATGGGATGGAAAGTTGAGCAGTTTGACGAGTATATGCGAATCCCGGAACTACGCATAGGCAGTAGTTTTGATTACAAGATCACAAGCGAAAGTGAACCGGGCATACTTGAGGTAAAGAATGTCGATTGGCTTGCATTTAAAAATTCGTGGATTGAACATGACGATGGAACTATTGAAGCTCCAGAGCATATAGAACTACAATTGCACCACCAGTTATTAGTCAGCGGTTATTCTTGGGGTTGCATATGTGCCTTGGTTGGTGGCAACGAATTAAAAACTGTAATCATAAAAAAAGATCCACTTATTGAAACCAGAATAAAAAATATGGTGAAGATATTTTGGGACAGAATAAAAACAGGTAGATCCCCGGAAATTAATTTCGAGCGTGACACAAGCTACGTTATTAAAAACAGTAGGGCTCAAGAAGATCTAGGTATGGTTGCAGATGAAAACGTAGAAACTTTAATTGATCAATACGTTACTTTAAACAAATCAATTAAAGATGATAAAAAAGAACTAGATAAATTAAAAGCTCAAATTTTTGAGCAGAGCCAAGGTGCATCTAAGATTGTTTCTAAATATGGAAATGTAAATTGCGGAATGACCAAGGGTAGTAAAGGGACATTAATTACAGAAGATATGGTTGGCACTTACATAAATGCCAAAAACCCATATCGTCAACTAAGAATCACACAACCAAAACCACAAGGAGCAAACAAATGACTTCATCAATCACACCACTTGCAGCCATGAATTCAACAATTGATCAAATGGCAGACAGATTTAATAAAGTTTTACCCAAAGAAATGCAAGGTAAATTTAGTAGTGTTTTAAAACTTACAGTAAGTAAGAACTCAAAATTGCTACAAGCAGACAGAATGAGTTTAATACAAACATTTATGGATGCCGCTACAGATGGTTTGTATTTGGATGGTAGAGAAGCGGCCGCAGTTCAATATGGACAAACAATTAATTACCTGCCAATGGTTGAAGGTATTATTAAATTAATGCACAACAGCGGATTAATTAAAACTATTTGTGCAGAAGTTGTTTATGAAAATGATTGTTTTGAGTATGAGCTTGGAAGTAATCCACATATCAAACACATTCCATTAATAGTTGGTGACCGGGGCAAACGTATTTGTGTTTACTGCATAGTTACAACTACTAACGAAGGTGAGTATATGGAAATAATGAATATGGACGAGGTAAACCAATGCAAAAAAGCTGCAAGGGGTAGCGAGTCCCCACATTCACCTTGGCAAAAATGGTTTGATCAAATGGCTAAGAAAACAGTTATTCATCGCATTGCAAAACGATTACCCAAAAATGATGCAATCAATTCTGTTGTAAGAATAGAAGATGAATTAGTTAAAGAACCTGTAGACGTTACACCAAAGAGCTCACTATCAAGATTACAAGAATCAATTGGAATGAAGGGTGCTGATGTAGAACAAGCGGCTAATGATTTATTAGAAAAATATAGTAAGGAAGAAAAATGACACTTAGATTATTAGATACTTTTGCAGGTATAGGTGGCTTTAGCTATGCTGCAGAACAATTACTAGGAGGTTTTAAAACTACACAATTTGTAGAAATTGAACCATACTGTCAAAAAGTCTTAAAAAAACATTGGCCTAACGTACCTATTCACGATGACATCAAAACATTTACAGCAAGTCCTTTTCAATTTGATTGCATCACCGGGGGGTTTCCCTGTCAGGACGTCAGCTTGGCCGGGCAACAACGTGGAATTACACGAGAGACACGTTCTGGATTGTTCTACGAACTCATCAGAATCATACGCATGGTACGACCCAAGTACGTCCTCTTGGAAAACGTGGCAGCGTTGCTTAATAACGGAATGGGAATCGTTCTTGGGGAGCTTTCCGAAATCGGGTACGATGCAGAATGGAAAGTTATTAGTGCTAGGGAAAGAGGTGCTTGTCACCTCCGTTCTAGGGTCTGGATCATTGCCTACCCCCACAACAATGGACAGCAAGGAGGAGAGTTTGAAACACGCAACAAAAATGTTGCAGGGCAAAACTCACAGGTCAAGTGGTCAGCCAATACAGAAAACATTGAGCGACACAATAATGATGGATCAGATAAAGCAGAACCCGGAATTGATGGAGATTTACAAGGATCATCAGATGGAGGAACGTCCATATCTGCCAACACAGGAGGAGTTTGTAAGTTATCTAAGGACACAAACGACAATAAAGAAATTAGCAGAGAAAACAAATATCAAGAAGACAACGATAGAACATTGGTTTCGCAGGGACAAGAAGGGATTCAGTTATCCCTCGATAGAACATTGGCAAGTAATCAAACCACACTTGAAAACAATACAGTTCGACATGGAGATGACAACAACACAAACAAAGGAATGGACAAACAAGGAGAAGATGTTACCAACACCAAGACAAAGGGATTGGAAAGGCAAGACAGGGGATTACAAGACAAGGGGTTACGGACCAACATTGCCAGACATAGCGGATCAGTTGCCAACTCCCAACACAATGGATCATTTACCGCAAAGAAGTCCAGAAGCATTAAAGAATCAGATGGAAGGGCCACGCAAGGGAAGAACAAAGCTTGCGAATTTAAGGGAAGCAGTAAACCCGGAGACAGTAAAGCTCTTCAACACGATGAAAAATTTGCCAACACCAAGAGCGTCAGGGGCAATGGGAGACAATTTAATAACAACACAGAACAGGGAGAAGAAAAGGGGAATGTTGGAAGATGTGATAGCACAGACCTTACCAACTCCCTGCACGAGGGATCACAAGGATTCCGGGGAGAACGTGAACTACCAGAAGGGGGCAGAAAAAGGCAAATTATCTGGCGTTCTCAACCACACTTACTCAACCCAAACTGGAGAGGGTACATATCTCAGCCAACGATTTGTAGAGGAGATGATGGGCTATCCTCTAAATTGGACGCGGCTGAACGAATAAGTGCATTAAAAGCTTTAGGCAACAGCATTGTGCCACAGGTTGCAACAATTCCTCTTGGTAGAATTTTAGATTTAGAAAAGGAGAATCAATAATGCATTTTTATTCTTTCAACATTGGCGATTACATGAGCCATACAATGCATCTGACCTTAATGGAAGACCTTGCATTTCGTAGATGTTTAGATATTTATTATCTGCACGAGAAACCATTGCCAGAAGATATAGGAGAAGTTGCCCGGTTAATAAGAATGCCAGAACAAAAACCAGAAGTAGCACAAGTGTTAAAAGAATTTTTTACACATAAAGTTGGTAAAGGGTTTGTACATAAAAGAACTGACCAAGAAATTACAAAGTATCAAGCCAAAATACAATCAGCCATAAGGGCAGGTAAAGCATCTGCTTTAGCAAGGTTCAACGCTAGTTCAACAGACGTTCAACCAAACAAGAAACAAGAAACAATAACCAAGAAACAAGAAACAAATATAAAGCGACCTAATAATGTAACTAAAAAAACATGGGAGGATTTTCTTATTCACAGAAAAAATTTAAAAAAACCTTTGACGGAAACTGCGTTGGAAGGTATTAAAAGAGAAGTAAATAAAACTTCTATTAGCTTGGAGGATGCATTAGTTATGGTGCAAGCAAGAGGATGGCAAAGTTTTAATTCAAAGTGGGTAGCTAAAGAAGAAAAATCATTTGCTAAAACAAATTACAGCGAGGGGGTACAAAAGATATGAGTTTAGAAAATTTAATTAACAAAGACAGGCCAACAAAAGAAGTATTATGTATTAAACATAATGTTGCGTATACTTCAACAAACTATATTGGTGAGCATTGGACAGAGTGTCCTAAATGCATGATAGAAATTAGGGACGCAGAAGCAAAGAAACAAATAGAACGTGACAAGCAAGCTGCATTAGAACGTGAGCAGCGTAGATGGATGTCAAAGATAAAAGGTGCAGCTATACCAGAACGATTTAAAGATCGGACATTGGATAGCTATGTAGCACAGACAAGTGGTCAACAGAAGGCATTAGCTTTTGCAAAAGAGTATGCAGAAAACTTTGACGAAGTAATTACAACAGGGCGTTCAGCTATCTTTATTGGCAAACCGGGTACAGGAAAAACTCATTTGGCAATAGGCATAGCGTTGAGCATTATGCAACAACAACGATCAGCTTTATTCGTGACCGTCCAAAGATTAATTAGAAGAGTCAAAGATAGTTGGCAGACAAAAACAGAAACAGAAAGCGAAATAATAGATGCGTTTGCGTCCCCGGATTTACTTATACTAGATGAGGTTGGTGTACAGTTTGGGTCAGAATTTGAAAAACAAGTATTGTTTGATGTCCTAAATGAACGCTATGAAAAACTTAAACCATCTATTTTATTATCAAACATACCTAGTGAACAGTTGGCAGACTACCTTGGTGAACGTGTAACTGATAGGTTGCGTGAGAACGGAGGTGCTTTAATAGGTTTTAACTGGGAATCTTATAGGAAAAATTAATGGACAAATCAACTATTCTAAAAATTGCTAAATACAAATGCCAATTGGCAGAACTAGAAAGACATTATTGGTTTGAAGATTTAGATGCAAGGTTTTATAGGGTAAATCATGACCGTATAAAAGAGGAGATAAGGAGGTTAGAAAATGAATAAGAAATGGCGAATAACATTTAAGGAAATTATTAAAGATAGTTTTCCAACAAGAACAAGTGGGAAGCTTGATTCATTGATTGTTGAAGGTAGCACTATAAAAGCTGCTATAAGAAATTACTATGAAGGTAAATTATATTGGGATACTTTAATTAGAAACATAGTTAAAGTGGAGTTATTAGAAAATGATTGAAATAGTTTTAGGTTGGCCGCCATCTGAATTATCACCAAACAGAAGATTACATTGGGCGAAACTAGCTAACGCAAAAAAACAATATAGGAAAGATTGCTTAAGTGTATCGAGGGAACAATTAAAAAAATATTCTAAATTAAATAATTTACCAGAAAGATTAGTTTTAGAAATGACATTTATACCACCAGACAAACGTAGTTATGACCGGGATAATTTAGTTGCTAGAATGAAAGCAGGTATTGATGGTTTGGCTGATGCTTTGCGTATTAATGACAAACGATTTAATACTGTTATATCAACTATGGACTTAGACCGTTACGGTGGCTTTGTTCAAATACGCATACTAAAGGAAACACCTTATGGCACGAAAGATTAAAAACCTCTCAGTAAAGACACGAGAATACAAAGATAGAGATGGCAATGCCAAAGCAAATTGGCAAAACATTGGAGTCATCATGGAAAATGACCAAGGCAAACAGTTTATGCTTATTGATAGATGGGTAAACTTAGCAGGGTTGCCTGACTTTAGTGACAAACCAAATCCATCAGCAGTAATGGTATCTATTTTTGATGCAGATAATAATTACCAACCCGGAAAACCATCACCAAGTACACCAACGTATAAAGGTAATGATAATTCAGATGATTGGAATAGTTCACCTAAAGTACCAGAAGTAGACGAAATACCTTTTTAAAATAAAATACCCCAGAGTGAGCAGACCAGAAGAACACTCTGAGGTATCGACTCTAGATTGTGGGGAAGAGACTAGAGCCTAGTAGACCACCCTTTATTTCTTTGGTGGTCTACCTTTTTTTGTGCCGTATGTTCCTTTACCTTTTGGCATAATAAACTCCTTTTATTTTTAATTATGAAAGAATTTTTTTATTTTGTCCATAGTATTTAATTCATCTGCTCTATATTTTTTATCTAATGCAACTTCTAATTCTATAATTCTTCCTAACAAACTTGCTAAAAATACATCTTGTCTCATCTGATGTCTTATTAAATGCGTGCAATATCTTTTTACACCAACGTAATCATCGCTTTTTAAAACTTCTCTTACTCTCATCTCTACAGATAACTGCAACTCTATAGGTGGTTCTTCTATTTCAATGTTGAGAAATTTTTCTTTGTTCATTAATTTAATTTGGGAAACAAATTTTGTTCAAGCAAATCGACTAACTTATCGTCCACGGTATTCGAGGTCTGCTTTACAAAGGCACGACATAAATCAACCACTAATCTCTTACATCCTGTCGTTGTAAGGAAGCGTAATAATATTGGTTTTAGTATTTTGTACATAGTTTGTTTGTTTTTCCAAACATAGCACACGTTATTGAATCTTGCCTTCTATTTTGCTAACCGCTTCTGACAACTTGTTTAACCTAAAGTATATGTCTCGTATGTCTCGTTCTCTACGACTACTCATGTTAGATATAACCATAACTAAAGCGGTAGCAAATGCTCCCACTAATGCACCATATATCTCAGGCATTTGCGTAAATAAGTAATTATGTATAGTATGACTAATAAATCCTAATTATGGCAGAGGAACAAGAAGAAAAAGAAGGCACGGATTGGGGAGAAATCTTTGGTCATGCTGTCCGATTTATGATTCTTTGTTGGTCGCTTGCGATGATGACTCTTGGATACATGGACAAGATTCGCAATGATGGAGCGTTCTTAGCTGGTTTAACCAGTGGGGTTTTAGGTAGCTACGGTATCAGTGTGAACAAAAAGAAACCTGTAAACGCTGCTAAATTAGAAAGCAAAGACCCTAACGTAAAAGTCAAATGAAGAAGTTATTAGCATTACTGTTATTGTGTAGTCCTTCTGTAGCACTAGCAGACATCAATCACTCGATTCAGAATGTTGTATCTGTTTCTACATTAGGGGCAAGTTCAACGGCTAATCGCATAGGTACTACGTTTTCTGCATCAGGTACAAATGTCACGCCAACAGCAGGTGACACTGCAAATGCTATTGGTACTTTAGATTTAACAGATGCACAGATCACTAACGGAATTCCCACAATTGACGCTACAACTACTTACGCAGTTACAAATTCGGGGGATGCATGGTCAGTGTCGGAAAGCTATATCCAAGGGGATGCTATACCAAGTACAGGTATGACGGTTACTAATGGTACTGTACCTGCACTAGTAGTTTTTGGAGATACTACAACTTTTGCAGGTGGAAATATAGGCACAACAGCTATGACTATGGATAGTGGTGGAACGATGACAGTTAACCTATCTGCTACAGGAGCAGGTGTAACAGCACAAATGTCCAACACAATTAAATTAGAAATTGATTAATGAAATGGTTGGTACTGTTTTTATTAGGAGTACCTAGTGCATATGCAGGGGGAATTACGCCTTCGTTCTCGACAGGCCAAATGGAATCTAGCCAATCTAGTCGTACTGTGGTGGTCGAGACTATTGTTACTGAAAATTATCGTACTGGGTATAGCTATTCGCTCCAAGGCCATAACATACAAGTTAGAGATGGCACAGTTATATCACCAGATGCTACATACACAAATACGCAAACAGTTAACGGAGTGTCATTTCAGTGGGTTACCCCAGATTTAACTACGAAGCCACAGTGGGAAATACGAGATCCGCAAGAGTCATTCAGCATAACGGAAAATTTTCTTGCACCGGGATTGGATGCGACAAGCACCATACAACGCACCATAACAACAGAAAGTCAAAGTACAAGTTTGTCAATTTTTTCAAATTAAGCTTATTTTTATTATTAGGATTTGTTCCAAAAGCTAGTGGTAATGTGGTTAGTTC